ATCAATGTAACGGTTCTCTTCTGCTGGTAACAACTTTCCACGACGCAAACGACCGTGAGAAATGTGTGCACGCATTGCATCGTGACGTTGTTGTTGCTCATGATTGTTCATTTCAAAAGATTGAAACATCGGAACTTTACCAAGTTGATGAACGTTAATAGCCATCTTCAAAGCAATCTGTGACTTACCAGTCTTTGGAGGTGCAATAATTGTAATAAGTTGTCCGCCTTGCAAACCAGCAGTTGCTTCATCAATCTTTGCAAACCCCGTAGGTATTCCTAAGAACTTTTGGTTCTGTAATGCTTGATACTCCTTGTAACGTTCTTCTGTATTCTTAGTTAGATCTATTTCATGAGTGCCCAGTACGCCTTGTTCATTGACTTTGGTAATGGTTGCTTCCATAGCAAGAAGCGCTGCGTCATGATCATTGCTTTGTAGTTGTTCAACGGCTGACTCAAGACCTTGACGAGTAAGCATACGACGACGGAAATCAACCATCGTGTCAAGTAAGTAATCAACGGAGTCTTGTACATCTAAAACTTTATAGTTTGGGTAGTGATCTTTAACTGTTACAGCAGTTGGGACTTCGTTGTACTCCCCATAATGCTTACGAACAAATGACCAGACACGTTTGTTATCGTCATCTAAAAACCAAGCGTCAGTAACTCCTCGTTGAAGCGCAGGAATTAAATCCCTGTCACGAATTACTTTACTGACCAGACGATGTTCGTTGTCTGATGCCATTTAATGCCCCCTCTTACAGATTATCTATTTGTACTCCTGCTGACCCGTATCGTGCAACTCGTCCTGGGACATCGATCACACCCCGTAGATTAGCACGGTATGGAAGCCCTGCAACTAACTCATCTACACTCTCATAGAGTTGCCAATAGTTAAACGGATTAACAACTTGACGCTCTAACTTTTCAAATGCTTTTTCAAGTAACTCTTCAGTCCAACCAAATTCTTCAAACCCAGCCAACTCTAAAGAGATGCCGTAGTTGTTTGCAAGTAGCCATAACTTATTTGTTTCCTGCAAATTTATCTTGTCAACCTTATTAACAATTTTTGTAGACAGAAGTTTTTTAGTCTCCTCCTCGACTAACCCAATGACTACATCGGTGACACAGATTACTTGCGGAGAGGAGACGTTTGATATGTCTCCATTTTTCATAGTACCTCGACTTTAGCATACCTCACGACAAAGTCACGAAACTTACTTGGATCATCGTTAGCGGTGAGTGCTAACTCCTCAGAGACGTCGTTGGGAACGAGTATTGAGTAGTGACCTTTGTTGTAACGCATTTTGTTGTTAACGAAGTTAACGTGTTTACACTTAGCGCTCTTGCGCCACACAGGGCAGTTGCAGCGAACTTTTCTTGTTCCAGTATCGACTTCAACTTCAAATATTCCTGCAGCCTGAGATGAGATAAACAGTTGCACTGTACGCCATGGAGACTCCATGCTCATCCCTTTCATTGCGCTGCTCTTAGGTCAGAACCAATGATAGGGACTCGAATGAACGCTTCGTGAGCGAAACTAGCCATCGCTTCTTTGTACTCTGCTTCCCAATTTTCTAGGCGCACATTTGTTGTAACAATTGTTGGTAGGGCTTTGTCATAACGCAACCGCAATATCTCATCAAAAGAAGTGTCGTCATACTTTGAGCCGTACTCTTTACCGAGATCATCAATAACAAGTACACGAACGTTTAGGAAGTCAAGAGTTGATCGACCATGTAGCCCGTCTATCTCTGCAACTAATTTCTTTTTATCGTCAACGTCATTGTCAAATGTTGATTTCTTTTTAGAAAGGAACTCTGGATAGGTCATGTAATACACAGGACGAGAACTTAATCCGTAGTCGCTAGGGCTCATGCCAAGTATCTTTGCTGCCTCTGCATCATTGTCGGGAAGGTTACGAACAAATTCCATTGCAGCAACTACTGCATGTGTCGTCTTACCTATGCCTGGACCGCCATCAAACAAAAGGCCAACACCGTTAGTTCCGATGTTGCCAATTTGTTTTATGACGTGACCGTTAGATGCGTCATTGATCCACGTCGCTACTTCTTCAGGAAAGTTTCCAGAACGATTGATGATGTCCTGTGGCTCTAACCCTAAGAACCGACGTGGGATGTTTGACGTGCGAAGTAGCCAGTGCTTTTTGATTGCTGACAGGCCGTTGATGTCGTACATGATCCCCCAGTTAAATTACTAAGCCTTGAAGGATACTGCTCCAGCAAATGTTACTGGTTTATTTTTTGCGTCAAGTTTATCTGCTGCAACCATCTTGACACTCTTGCGAGGAGTAAGTGCTTGAACTTGCTCTTTGATCCAACGCTTACCTGCTGATGCGTTTGCCCATGCTGCCATGTTCAATACATCTGCACCATCAACGCCTTCTGTTGTCACTGTAACAACAGCCATCCATGCGCCACCCTTGACGTCGTTCTTGTTAAGTGTCGCTGTAAATGTCTTGCTTACTTTCTTAGCCATTTGCATTCTCCTTTAATCGTTTTTCGTATCGTTCTAATTGTGCACGACCAGATAATGAGTTCTGGAATACACGACCATCGCTGGCGGTGAGTGTGCCCATCTTAACCACAGTATTTACTGGGGCGTTAACTTTGCCAAGTCCGAGGTTCTCTCGTGCTTGATTCATCTTCTTGCCAAATGATGCAAGGTATAACTTATAAAGGTTGGGTGCCTCATCGCCAACGTTCTGGAAGTTCCGCTCATCCGCCATGAATAGACGGAGCAACTCTAGTTCGAGGAGTGCGGTTGTTTCGTACTGCGTTCTGAATTTGCGGAGTGCTCCTGCAAGTTTACCGACGTTAACCGTTCCTGGTAGTAAAGGATATCGGCGCCCGATTTGGTAACTAAACTCAGCAGCCACGTCCATAGCGGTCCACTCATGCTGTACTCGCTTCCCACGGGTCTTTGGATCGGTCTTTCGAACCTTTGCTGCTGGTGCGTCCCGCTCTTCGACAAGCCCAAAGCCTGCCAGATTGTCTCCATCATCCTCCCATTTTCTCATAGGAACCTTTATCTCCTTAGTGAAAACACTTGTGTTTTCAGATTCTTTTAATTTATTACTATCTTGGCTATTAGGTACTAATGGCTTATTGACTATATGGCTATCTGACTTATAGTCATGTGAGGTGCGGTAATTTTCTGCACTTACAGTGCGGTAATTTTCCGTCAGTATCTCGTACTTGTCCATGCCCTTAAATCCATTGGCTCTCTTGGTAGGTGTCCGAGAGATTAACCCATGTAACTCTAGGGCTTTGAGGGCCGTTCTGACAGTTCTGTCTGATGACTTGTTAGTCTGTCTACCAAGTTCTACTACTGAAGCCTTAAAACCACCTTTGGAGCCCGCTAAATGGCACATGGTAACCAGCAGTCGGAACTGATAATCGGTCAGTCCAGCCGTAAACGCCTCCTGCGGTACTCTCACGCCTCATCGTCTCCAAACGGAGAGATGTCACGGCCTTCAGACTCTTGCAATCTTTCAGCAATTGATTCCGATAAAGCATCCAACACGGATGAAGTAACAAATTCAGACATGGCGTGCACAAAAGCCATCATAGACACAGCCATGTTGTCATAGAGTTCATCGCTGGACTTGTCATCGTAATCAATCTCGATTGGGTCAAGGCCATCAGTCACGTCCCAGACGTCCACTCCAAAGTCTTCTACAGCAGACAAGATGTAGTGAGCCTGCGGAGAGTCATCCCACACCAAACCAATGGCATCATTGATACTTATCTGCCTAATGATTTCTTTGACTGGGTTATCCGTTATCACGATGTCTTCTGAGTCAATAAGTAGATGATCTATGCCCATGGCGTTAGTGATAAAGCAAGTTACCTTCACGTCATATGCCTTACAGATATCAATAACACTTTCAGCAAAGTGATTTTCTTTTCCCGTTACAGGAAGAAATACATTAATGTCTTTGCCGTATTTTTCTATAAGTTTTTCAACACCTTCTTCAATGCAAATATCTTCAAAAGAGATTATTGCAACGTTCATTTATCCCCCTAATAAAGTCGTGGTAGTCGTGGCTGTTGTATTGCTGTCGGTCTGTTGATTAATACATTAATTGCTAGAGAAACAAATGTTGCGGCTGGAACTGTAACAATGAGTGTACGATCCCAGTACCCAAACAACCATAAACATCCAAGACTAAGCGGAGCCGAGACTACTAGATTCATAGTTGCTCTGCTAAAGAAGTTTTTATTGACTAAGTCAATTAGTTCAAGTGCGTAGAAAACTGCGCCCCCAGTCATGAGGGTAGAGATAAGTAGGTCAGTCATGACCCAGAGCCTACACCGTTAGGTTGGTGTACTCAATTCCAGCGTAGGTACGAAGTCTCCAGAAGGTATTCATCGGTATCCAGTCCACAAGTGTCTTACCTAGTCTTGGGACCTTAGTAGGTTTGTTTGGGTAGAGATGGCTATAGGAGTTGTCGTCAGTCCCTTCCCATACCGCACCAAAGTTAGATGGCAGAGATCCGTCAAAGTAATCAGATGCCTTGTTACCTCTTTCAAACTGCACACAGTCCAAATAGAAGGTACCTGTATTACCAGAGATTTCAACTTGATAATAAGCAACATCAGTTTCACCAACTGCATCAATTAAGTCAGTTACAGCAATCCTTGCCCAACCAGTCGACGCAGCAAACGTCGTTGTTTCACTGTGTCCAGTAGGATCTCCCGCAATATCTTTACCAATAAAAGTTACTGAGAATCCTGCTGTTGTCTTTACATAGGCTGAAAATGTGTAATAGTTTCCAAACAAAACAGGTATGTCATCCGTGCTATATGTCCACGCTCCAGTTGCAGTTATCTTTGCGCTACTACTTCCAGAATATGCTGCCTCTGATACGTCAATGTCTTGGGCTACTGTTGCGGATCCAGTCTTTGTCCAGCCATCTGTAATGTTTACTTCAAAGGATGGATTAACAATGTAGTTTGTTTTTGTTGGTTCTAAAAATAGGTCTACTGCACGAGCCTCGTCATATGCGACTGTGTCACCTAGTTGCATACAGACTTGATCAATGTAGTAGGTTCCTGCAGCACTGTAGTCGATTGAGATGCCAGCATAACTGGAGTCTTCGTCAGATGTTGCAACTTTACTTGCAGACTTCCAAGTATTATTAGCAGAAACTATAGTTGAACTTTTTGCTGCAGAAGTTGGTTGCCCGTTTTTATCATAGAAAGTAACTGATAAGGTAATGTTTCCAGCACTTGCTGGAGATTTTAATTTACAAGAAACCACGTACTCAGTATCTGGAAGTACTGGTATTCCTTGTGTAATTACATTGCCACCTCCCACAACTGCAATAACTGAACCATTAAGAGCAGAAGCGTTATAAGAAGTAGTTGCAACTGTTGTTACATTAAACTGGTTACTTGCTGGAACAGTAGTGATAGAATATGTTCCATTAAAATCTGAAGTTAATCCTGAAAGAATAACTGTTTGACCTACTGAATACCCGTGGTTTGCAACAGCAACTTGAAGAACGGTTGTACCTGCATTTCGTTGTAAACCAGTTACTGTTTTTGCGGTTGGGTTTGCATAACCCAAAGCCATACTGCCTGCGGCTGATGCAACTACTTTTCCAGTCTTTGTTGTGTCAATTTGGTTTGTATTTGAGTCAGGAACTTGTTCAGTGCTAGAGGTTAGCACTGCGTTACTAACAATCCAATTTCCAATTCCTCCATAAAAAGTTGAATCTTGAACAGTTAACAGAAGATTTTCAGAAACAGTTATCGTTGGAGAAAAACCAGTAAGTGATTCTGCATAGGTCCCTAATCCATCTGCAGTTCCCTTGTGACTGTACATGTAGAGTGCTTCTCTAATAAGACGTTTTTGATTTTTGGTTGGAAGACCTGGTTCAGCAGTAAGACCTACGTTACTTCTCTCAGGAAAGATTAATTGAACAGGAGTTTCTAACCCAGAGTGACGTGGTCTTAGCAGGTCAACAAGTGTATAAAACTCTTCCTGCGTAAAAGACATACCCCATAGAAAATCGTACAAAACAGACTGGTCATCTACAACACCTAATGGGCTCTGTTCTTTACTCGTAAATACTCGTGGTATAGAGTTCATAAGGTTTGCATGAGCGTTATGGTCGCTAGGAATAATTGCTGCAATAGATCCAGCATTTAGCCACACCTTTTCAGAGGTAAATAAAAATACCCTGTAGCATGTTTCACGACCAGGCACTAGTGTGATGTCTCCTGGATTATCTTCGCCGTCAATAAAATATGAACGAGATACAGTTCCTTCTGTTGCAAACTCATCAAAGATGATAACTCCATCTTCTGCTGTTTCTGGGAAACCTACTTGACTTCTTACAAGTCTAAATCTTGTAAAGGATCCAGTTGGGTTTTGCCATGTGACTCTTACTCTGCGAAATTCTGATGCAAGACTTGTAACGTCTGAATAAACCAATACTGACATTGGTTGAACTGAGTAAGCAAGAAGTGCTGCAGCACCATACGTTGATGAACCGTAATAATTTATACCATATTTAGCCACGGCTTAGCGCTCCTTAGCAGCCAGCAAGTAAGAACGAACTGATTGTCTCTCCACCTTGTGCAACTGTAGCCCAAGAGGCTGTTGAACCATCGGTTGTTAAATACTTTCCATCATTACCTGACTGTGATGGTAGGCCATCAAAGGTTGCCCACTCTACGTCGTAATCATCTCCTGTACTTTTTACAAGAACTTGACCAGTGCTTCCACCCGCTGGAAGTCTTTCTGTGTAAACTAAATTTAAACCATATTCAATGTTGGCTAAACGGTCTTTAAGACTGTTCCAGTTTGTTGTGATTTGATCAAACTCACCAACCCAACCAGATCCAGTACTAATGTAGGTACCAAGGTTTACCTGTAGAGAGGCAACTTCTTCTTGGAGGGTGTTTACATGTTCGGCAAGGACAGTGTCAGTAAAGTCTACCTTTGTGGTAAACGACTTTACGGCAGAGGGATACTGTGCGGTCACTTAACTTCCTTTCAACCTACTAGGTCATTTTCTCGTCTTTGCCCCCTATTTACTGCCTGAACTTCTAGTGGGTATGGGCTTTACCTTCTAAAGTAGAGACCTTATTTTCAAGAGTTTTTACCTTGTTTGCTAATGCGACTAACGTTGCAGTAAGGTCTAATTCTGTTGTCCCATCTTTTTGTTTAACAGTAATAAGGTGTCCAGATAATCCAGTAAGGGATACTTTATTATCTAATGGTTTGACTAACATCTTTTTATTTTTTCCTTTGTTTTTTCCAAAGGAACCAAGCCATATTGGATAACCTAAATTTCCACCAATAAAAGCAACCCAAATTCCTTGACCAACTACAGGGAGATCAACCGTTATATTTGAAGGCTCAACAGGCCACGCCCAATCAGTAATCTCACCACCTGTAAGTTGTTGCACAGAAACTTTAAGGCGTCTTTGATTTTGAGGATCTTTGTTATCCTTTACAATGCCTCGATAAACTCCATAGTATTCACTCATTAGATCTCACTAAGGCTTACGTTTTCTTCCTTAAAACGGAATATCTCGCCAGCACCACCGCTTAAAGTGTTGAGTCCAGAACCACCAAGTTCATGAAGAGCAAGCACCTTTACTGTTTTAATTCCAGCAGCCTGTTGCAAAACAAACTCAATATCTTGAGGATAAATAGTGTCTTCAAAGTTCATACCTGTGTAGCCAAATCCTGTTAACAAAGAATTTTTTAAATTAATCTGCACTTCAGCAGTGGTGTACTGATCTAATTTACTGTATTGAAGGTTTAAGACTGCATCAACATATGTTGGTGGTTGGATAGTAACTGATGTACCAATAAGAACTTTATCTGCTAATGCCTCAGTTACGTTTGTATTAAGCCTATCAAATTCTGCTGTTGGATCTCCCAGATCGTCTAATCCAGGAGCAAGGTCTGTATCCTGTGCGTTTCTACTTGGAGCAATATAAACAGTTACAGATGTCCATATTGCAGCAGTAGCGTTTGCCTTTCCAACACCACTAACTCCAAGTGATATGTCTGCAAAGTCTTGCAAAGTAACTGCTCTATTTCCTGAACGCAAAGAAGCAGGTGCAGCAACCCTAATTTGATCATTGCTTTCTGGATCAGAACCGCCAACTCCTGTTGCACTATTTGTTACTGTAATTGCTCCTTGAATTGCATTAATTTGAGATTCTGATAATCCTTCAATATAATCAATTGTAGTAACAGTGTCAGAGAGAACGTTTCCAATAGCACCGCCACCTACTGTATAGCGTGCTCTAATTTCTGAGTAGATAGTTGGTATTGCTCCCGATACTCCGTCACCAAATGTAATAGTCACAATGTCGTTTTGGTCTAAGAACGCACTGTAAACTAAATCACTTGGACCATAGTCAAGTAAGTGTTGAACCTGTGTCCATTTAGAGTAAAGATCTCCATCCTGTATGTATAGTTCAATAGAACCATCAACAACAGGTGTCTCACCTAATTCAAATTCCATACTTGGAGTTCCATCAGATGTTCCGATTAACTCGCCATAAGCGTTTACATTTTCTGCAACAAGAATAACTGACCGTCCTTCAGAAGCAGTAACGCTTTCTTCTCCTGGAACGTCATCTACTGCAGCAAGAACTAATGCATCTGCTTCTGTTGTAAAGTACAGTGTAGTAACTGTGTCTCCTGAAACAACGTCACCAGTTAAAACAGTTCCAGCAGGAATTGTTACATCATCATCAGAATCATTGGTGAATGTAACGGTAACGCTTGCTTGACGATAACCTGCAGGAATATATCCATAGTTCTGTGCAATATTAAGAATGCTATCTCGTTGAACTGCTGTTTGAAGGAATGCTTCATTTGCTGTTCTGTCAATATAATAAGAAACTAAATCCCCTAGATAAGCAAAGGCTTCAACTAAAGCCACACCAAAGTCTGCTGGATCAGAGGCTGTCCACTCTGGTACTCGTGCTTGAATTCTAGCAATCAAGGCTTCACGTAAGGAATAATAATCACGACCCGTGTAATCAACTGCAACTGGGATATTAGATACTGGTGTTACGCTCATAGTGACTCCTCGTATGGGGGATTAGCACCATTTACAAGAGCCAAACCAACGACGGTGCTTACTACTTCGTTGTTTGGTAATGAGTAAACTATTTCTGCAGTCATAAGATTGGTGTATTCATCGTGTGTAATGACCACATCATTAAGAGTTAAAAGTCTTAACTGAGAAGAAAATGCTTTTCCAATTTCGCTCTCTATCTGTGATTCCGCAGATTCTTCTGTATTAAAAATAGAAAATGAAATTAAAGTTCCAATTTCTGGATTCATAACACGTTCTCTTATGGTTGTACCAATGACTGAACGAACACGATCTGCCCAAATCTTTGATTGATCTGTAGCAACAGAGATCCCTCCATAAGCATTTATAGAAAAAGGAAGAGCAATAGTTTTTTCAATCATTACATTCCTTCCCATCGTCTAGGGGTTACTATGTATCCACCAGACGTCTCTTTAATCATCGATGCTTTTGAACTTAGTTTAGTTGATGTTGGCTTCTTTTTGGTTGCAGCCAACTCATTAGCAACATTTCGAGAGGGTGTAAAGGATGCAGATGTAGGCCTAAACGCACTTCCCTTGTTTGCTCCTGTGCCATCTGATAGGCACGTAAATTCAACAGCATACCGACCATCGCCATGAATTACATGTTCCGCTTTTTTAACTACCCAAAATCCATCTGTTGTTGCTCCAGTACCTTTGACCTCTAGGGTTCTCCATGGAGAAATTCTGGGATCACCCTGCCCCTGACCATGAGCAACTATGGAAAAGCGTCCTAATTCCGCCCTAGCATTGGCAAG